AGGGCGGCGGCGGCGAGGACGATCACGGCAGCCCGATGTTCCCGGTCGAGCCGTTCACCTGCGTCACCTGTGGCCGGCGGCGCTCGTCGACCCACTCAACGCCGCTGAAGTCATTGTTGCTGGAGCCGTCGAGGTAGCCGAGTTCGCCCCCGGTGCCGCCCTGCGCGATGAGGCCGCCGAACTGGGCGCCGTTGATGCCCTTGGCCCAGACCATCTGCGCGACCGGCTTCATGTCCACGTCCTGGTGCGTCACGCGGGCGTCGAGCACGATGTCGCGGAAGACGTGGCCGCTTGGCTGGCCGTTGCCCTGCAGGTTCAGCGAGTGCGAGCGGCAGCGGTAGATGGTGAGGCCGTCGACGTAGAAGGCCTTGGGGCCGTTGATCTCCAGCCCCGCCCCCCACGGCTCGGTGAGCACGGTCCCGGCCCCGGCCACGGTCACGCCGTCGATGACGCAGTTGGCGGGAAGGCCGGGGCCGTCGTAGCTGATGGCCTCGTTCCCCTGCGGATCGTAGGTGACGCTGTACTGGTCGACGTGCTGGTAGACGCGGGTGCCGGTGGTGCGGTCGGTACACTCGAAGCCCATGCGGGGCTGGCTCTTGACGTGGCCGCGCATGAAGGCGACGTTCTCGATGACGACTCCCGCACAGGAGTTCAGCGTGATGCCGTTCTGCGGCCCGCGCTCGACCACGAAGTCCTCGATGAGCACGTCCCTCAGCGAGTAGTCGATATGGAGGACGCCGCGGACGCCGGAGCCGCCGGCGAAGATGACGTTGCGATACGACTTCCCCGACTCCAGCCTCACGTTGTTCAGCACCGTCGGCGTGACCGGCCGCGGGTACACGGGCGGGTCCGGCTCCGGTGGGTCTGGTGTCGGCGGCTCCGGTTCGGGTTCCGGCTGCTTCGGGTACAGGATCGTGTGCCGCTGCCCGCAGTCCGGGCACAGGTGCGTCTTCTGCCTCTTTCCCATCACCACTCCCCCTCGTTATTGCACGGGTATTGCCACTTATTGCCACCCTTATTGACGCATGGGCGGTGCATCACCACTCCCCACTGATTGAGTACACGATCGCGTCCGCCAGCTCCTCGTGGATGTTCCGGCGGCGGAAGTCGGCATCCCACTCGAACATGGTGCTGCCGTACTCCATGTAGCCCTCGCGCAGCCGCTTGGCACAGAGGTCGAGGAGGTCTGCGTTGTCCAGTTCGTCGAGGAGGCGCCCGACGGCTTCGGGGTACCCGCCGTACAGCAGGCTCTCCTGGATGTGCAGCGGGATGTTCACCGGCATGTTTCCTGAATCAGGAAAGTTGCCCTCTTGGAAAACATGGCCGGAATCAACGTACTCGATGTCCGTCACCGTCCCGCAGGCCGGGCAGGATTCAACGGAGCAACCCTCCCGGTCGTTGTCGTCGCGCTCGCTGTAGTCTTCAGCCTTGTCGTAGCTCACCGCTCCCCCTCCCAGTTGCGTCCGCGTACCGTGGATAGCCCCCGAGGGCGATGAATGGGACGCGGTTGCAACCGGGTCACTCCCCCACCCCCATAGCCGCCTCCATCTCGCGCCGCTCCCGGAACATGCGGTTGAGGTGGATTGCCGAGTCGTCGGCCACCGCTGTCGAGGCGATGGGCACGACGTTGCGTTTCGGGTAGAACTCGCGCACGTCCCAGCACACGAGGCCGTACCCGGGCTCGACGACGCAGGCGGCGTCCTCGTACCGCAGCCACGCCTGCACCGGCCCCCAGCCCACGTACCGGGGCACGTCCTGGAGTCCGTCCGCGTACCCCACCTCGATGCGCCAGCCGTCCGTCATGCCGCAGTACGGGTTCCGGTGCTGGAACGCGAGCAGCTCGTCTTCGAAGACGCAGATGCAGTGCCAGACGGGGTAGGCGTCCGCGACCATGATGGTGAAGCGGTCGAGGCGGCCGATGTCGGCGAGGGCCTTGACCAGCTCGGCCGGCCACTCGGCGCAGGGGGCGCGGGACTCGACGATCACTGGTCCTCCCCGGCGCGGGCGCGGAGGTCGGCGAGCATCTGCTTCCACTGTTCGCTGTCCCTAGGCTGATACAAGGTCTTGAGAATCAAGTCCCGCTCAGCCAGCTTGGCCTCCAGCCACTCCACGCGAAGGCGCCTGCTCTCGTTCTCAAATCTAGCGGCGGCCACCTCGGCCTCGGCCGCCTTCACCCGCTCATTCGCCGTGTTCCACGCGCTGTTGAGGATTTCGGAGCGGTCGGCGCGGAGCTTGTCCAGCTCCAGTTTGTATTGCTGGGCCTTGCGGCCCCGTCGCTCGGCCTCCTCTCGCCACGACTGCCGGGCGTCCTCGCATAGATCGCGCCGCCTGAGCGTGTCCGCGAGGTCCAGTTGCAGTTCGCGGTTCTCGGCCTCCAGCTCCTTGATGCGCACGATTGCGCAGTCGTGGTGCGCCTCGTAGCAGCCGTCCCAATGTGAACCGTAACCACCCCTGCTCACAGCTCCCCCTTCCCGACCCGGACCTCGGTCGGGTCCATGTACCACCACTGGTCCACCTCGCCGTCGAAGTCGACCCAGAGGCGCAGGTAGTCCGTCCCCTCCAGCCGCCAGTCGAGCACGTTGCCCGCGAACACGGCCCCGCTCTGGTTCTTGGTGAAGACGACGACGTACCGCTGGAACCAGCGGCGGCGGATGGCGGCTTCGAGGCGGGTCATGTCACGGCCTCAGTACGCCGTCGGCCAATGACGCCAGCCCACTGCATTTACAGAGTTCAGACACCTTCGCAAGGACTCTTTCGGATCAGTTCGCCAGTCCCGACCCTTCACCCATGCTGGCGAGAATTGGAGCAGGCCAAGGTACGGGGGGTTCTTGTCCGCCTTGGGGTCGCCCTTCGACTCCCGGTAGATGACCTTCATCAGTCGAGGGAGCTGTGACTTCGGCCAGCCGACACGACGGGCCAGCCCGACCCATCGCCCAACGGCTCGTCCATAGCGGGCAGAGTAGAGGCGAGTCTGACGCTCGACATAGCGCTCCTTGCACGTTGGGCCTGCTCGCTCAGCGGCCGCGGCTCTGGCCTCGGCCAGGGCGGCAGCGCGGTGGGCGGCCGTCCTCTCGTTAGCCTTCGCATGAACAGCAGCAGGCAGGGAAACGCACAGCAGCCCGCCAAGAACGAACGCCAGGGCAAACGCCTTGAGTCCATGTCTCATCTCTGCCCTTCACTCGCTGACAGGGGGCGCGGCGGCCGGGGGAGAGAGGGGGAAGACCCCGGCCGCCGCTGGTCGGGGTGAGGCGACCTGGCAGGAACGTAGCAGGGGGGGGTGTAGGAGGAGCTCATGCTGCGCGCCCGTAGATCGTCGGCGTCCGCCGCTGGCCCGGCTCGAGGACCAGATAGGCCGTCTCGGCGAGCCCGTACTCGTGGCTCATGTAGAGCAGCGTCTGCGACGGCGCCGAGGTGGTCATCACGGCAGCCTGCGTGAGCTGGTTCGCCCCCACCATGGTGCCGTTCACGACGCGCATCCCGCGGCCCGCCGGCAGCGTCGCTGCCTGGTGCCAGTGGCCGAGCAGCCAGAAGGAGAACAGCGTCTCGAGCTCCATCGTGAGCTTGGCATGGGTCTTGTCGAGGCCGTAGAAGGGGAACCCGCCCCAGCCGCGCACCTCGTTGCCGTGCGTCATCAGGCAGATCTGCTCGGCCGCCGTGAAGAGCAGGCGCCCGGCGGGCTCGACGGCGAACTCCCTGATCGGCCAGTTGGTGAGCTGTCTCTTCAGGAGCTCGTACAGCAGGAGGTCGAAGGAGAACGTCACCGGCAGCGCCCCGGCCTTGCGCCCGCCCGGCTTGCCGTGGTTGCCTGGCACGGCATACACATCGACGGTGAGGCCGCCGGGCAGGAACGGCTCGATGATGGCGGTGAGCACCGAGGCGAGCAGGTCGGCGCCGTCGACGGCCTGCATGGCGGCGTCCTTCTCGAGGCTCCACGGCTGGCCGTTGAAGATGTCGTGACCCTCCACCATGTCTCCGATCAGGGCGATGACGAGGCGGGTGATCCGGTAGGCGCGCATCTGGTTCTCGAGGTTGCCGACCACGGCGTCGACGAGGCGCCGCGCCCGCTGCTCGGCGACGGCCCAGCTGTAGGCGTTCACGCCGCCCGTCTCGATTTCGTGGACCAGCTCGCCGAGCTGCCAGTCGCTGAGCAGCAGCACGGCCTCGCGCTTGGGCAGCTTCGTCGCCGGCGGCTTGCGCCGCCTGAACACCGGACGGGGGCGCGGCTGGAAGCCGGCGGACACCGACTTGCAGATGTCCTCCTGCGAGGCGATCTGCGTGATCGCCTCGTTGTACATGCGCTTGTAGTGGTCGCGCTCGGCGGAGACGCGGACCAGGGCGGTGTCCTCAGGGATCCGCTCGGCGGGGTCTTCCTCCGTCTCGGGGATCTGGCTGCGGCCCGGCTTCGTGCTCGCCGGCGACAGGTCGATGCCCTGCTCGGCGCAGTAGCGGCGCAGCGTGCGGTCGGCGACGCCGAGGCGACCAAGGAGCTGGCCGAGCGAGGTCGCCTCGGCGATCGCGGCGACGACCGCCTCTGGGCCGCCCTCCGGCTTCCATCGAGGCGCGGCCACTAGCCGTGACTCCGTTCATTCCGCCAGAAGGCAGCGCAGTCCAGGGTGACCTCAGCCGGCGGCATCTTGAGCTCGTGCCGCGTGGCCCTGCAGTTCGCCTCGGCCACCGCGCGGCTGATCTCGGTGCGCAGCAGCAGGCAGGCGTGGTCGCCGCTGCGCTCGCAGCGTTCACAGCGTTGCAGGAGACGGAAGGGGACGGTCATGGGTCAGCTCGTCGCCCGCCGCCACGCCGTGAGACGCGCCCACCATGCGGGCTTCTTCTTCGGCACGGCCACGCGCACGTACTTGCCCGTGGTCTTCGCCGGCGGCGTCTTCACCTTCGCTGTCGGGTAGTGACGGCCGGGGCAGGCGGTGGCGGTGACGTCGCGGTGACGGAGCACGATGATGCCGGGGAAGCTGTGGCGCATGCGCTCGACCAGCCACCGCAGCGAGGCGAGCTGCGCGGGCGGCATCGTCTGCTCGTTGTCGTAGTTGCCCTCGGCGCAGATGCCGATGCTGGCGTTGTGGCCGGGGGCGTGCGCGCCGATCGCCCAGATGGGACGGCCCCGGTAGATGGCACCGCTCTTGCGCACGTAGAAGTGATAGCCGACGCCCGCCCACCGGTTGTTCAGGTGGATACGGTGCAGCTGCGCGGGCGTGAGCGTGGTCGCGGCGGCGTGGTGCAGGATGACCTCGCGGGGCTTGCCGTCGCGGCGGGCCAACCCGTAGGCCCATTTCCAGTCCGTGTTGATGATGCTGGGCATCTTCACTGCCTCCTGGTTCTTGGCGGCCGGTCGCAGCCAGAGTGACTTTTATCGTTGTAGGAGGAGCCTCCTAGCTGCGCAGTTGCAGCACCACATACGGCGTGGCGGCGGCGAGTAGGGCCAGCAGCGTCGTCGTGTCGTGGTCCGTGATGGCGGCGACTCCGGCGGCGACGAGAGCGACGACGACGAGGATGCGGAGGGCGACGCGGAGCTGGACGCTCATAACGGCCCGGTTCGTGCGCCGGGCCTTGGCGTCGGAGATGGCGTCGGCGGTGATGCGATCGTGGTCGCTGCGGCAGGCGGCAATGCGGGCGTCGACGACGCAGGGGACTTCAGACACGGCGGCGGAGACGTTGTCCATGCAACGGTAGAGCTTGTCCGTCTTCTCCTCCATCCTGTCGCGCCAGTGCTCGTCCTGCTGCCGGAGCAGCGCCCGTGCCTTCTCCGACTCATCCCAGCGGGCGTTCATCGCCGCGACTTCCTGTACCAGTTGCGTGATGATGCTCGCCTCGCCGCTTGTCATGGCCTCGCCTCTTTCTGCGTCGTCGTCTATGGGGACGCCCCCGGCCCCTTCACGGGACCGGGGGCTATGCGCCGGAGGGGGAAGCGGCGCCTGGGGGAAGCTATTTCCGGTACGGCCTCTTGTTCTTGCGCCGGTCTGCCGTCGTCGCCACGCGCCGCATTCGCAGCACGTCCGAGACGTCCCACGGCCAGCCGACGGTGGCGCTGCCGGTGTGGCTGGTCCAGTTGTACGTCGTCTCGACCACGTACAGGTCCGTGGCCCCGTCCAGCGACGGGACGCTGAGCCGGTCGCCGGGGCGCACGTGGTAGCTGTGGCGCACGACTCCGGCCGTCGTCGTCGCGGTCGCGGTGAGCGGGACCGTGCCCGTCCATTGCTGCGCCTGCCGCCGCGTCCACAGCCTCGCGGCGAGGGCGGCGGCCTCGGCCTCGGTCATCACCACGTCGCCGTAGGCGTCCTCGACGGACACGCGGGCGTCCCACTCGGCGGGCGGCTCGGGGTGCCAGACGCTGACCGGGGTTCCGTTCGGGATCCCGCTGATGCCCGAGGACAGGAACAGCAGGCGGATGTAGTCGGGGGCGACCTCGGTGTCGCGCTCGAGGCCGGACTCGTCCTCGCCCGCGCGCCCGCCGTAGCTCCAGTGCGTGTTGCGGGTCGGGTCGACGGCGGCGGGGAGCTCCTGCGCGTAGAAGACGTCCACGCCGTCGGCCCCGAGGCGGAACTCGTACTCGACCTCTTCGTCGTGATAGCCCGCCACCTCGCGCAGGCCGTCGGCAGCGGTCTTCGGCCAGTCGGGGCGCACGACGAGGTGGCCGAGGGCGCTGCCGATGGTGGCGACCTCGGCGCGGCCGGCGAGGCCCGGCCGCGTGGCGACTTCGGCGAGGGCGTCGGACACGGAGGCGTCGGCGGTCGCGGTGATGAGGCGGTCGACGCGGGCGAGGCGGTAGCCCGAGCGGGAGACGTAGACGTACTCGTTCGCGGCCGCGCCCATCGGCCCGGCCCCGACGTTCCACTCGCGCACGTAGGTGCCGTCGGCCTCGAACTCCTGAACGCGCGCGTTGTCGCGGTCGACGACGAAGACGGTCCCGCCAGAGCCGATGGCGACGCCCGTGGGGGCGTCGAACTGGCCGTCGCCGCTGCCGCTTGAGCCCCACTTGTCGGTGAAGGTGCCGTCCGCGGCGAAGTACTGGACGCGGTTGTTGTCCTGGTCTGCCACGTACACGGCACCACTGGCCGCCACGGCGACGCCGCGCGGGTAGCTGAACTCGCCGTTCCCGCTGCCGCTCGTGCCCCACTGGCCGGAGTAGGTGCCGGTGGCGGTGAAGTACTGGACGCGGTCGAGGTCGGAGTCGGTGACGTAGACGGCGCCGCCGGGGGCGACGGCGACCGAGTCGGCGACGCTGAACTGCCCGTTGCCGGTCCCCGCGCTGCCCCACTTGCCGAGGTAGGCACCCTCGGCGGTGAAGTACTGGACGCGGTTGTTGTCCTGGTCGACGACGTAGACGGTGCCGCTCGCGGCCACTGCGACGTCGCTCGGGTAGTTGAGCTCGCCGTCCCCGCTGCCGTTGCTGCCGAAGGCGCGGACGAACGCACCCGCTGCGGTGAACTGCTGGACGCGATGGTTGGCTGAGTCGGCGACGTAGACGTCTCCGCTCGGCGCGAGTCCGAGGCCGAGCGGAACCTTCATCTGCCCCGGCTCGCTGCCGTACTCGCCGAAGGCGACGGAGTTGCCGCCGCCGTGAGCGACGACGTCGGTGAGGATGCAGTGCTGGGCGGCGGTGTAGGTAGTCTTCGTCGAGCAGGTTAGGCGCAGGCGAACGCAGCGGGTGCCGGGCGGGAACGAGCCGCTGGCGGGGACGCGCTGGCCGGACAGCGTCGTCGTCGCGTTCGTCTTCGTCCAGTCGGTATCGGCGAAGCTGCCCCACGGGGTCGTGCCCGCCTGCACCTTCGCGGTTAGGGTCGCGGGCAGCTTGATGTCGGCGGCGAAGGTGAGGTGGTCGATGTCGCCCTCGCCGAACCCGGCGCTGACCCAGTAGGCGAGGCTGAAGCTGCCCGCCGCGAGCGTGTCCCCGTCCTCGACGCCGATGTAGAGGCGGCCCTCGGTGTCGCTCGCCCACTGCTGCGAGTCCTGCACCGTCGGCTGCCACTGGTCGTAGTCGGCGTCCTGCCAGACGTGGCAGAAGTCCTCGCGCCGGGCGGCCCATGCGTGGACGCCGCCGACGCCGATGGAGAGGCTGTCGCTGGGGCCGCTGCGGCTGTGGCGGATGGGGTCGGAGAGGACGCGGCCCCCGTAGGCGCCCTCGCCCCCCACCATGAGCCGGACGCGGGCGCCGGGCCGGAGCTGGTTCCGCGCCGCCGATGCGTCCCTCGCCGAGAGCTCGAACTCCAGCGAGCCGTCGCCGCCGGGCATGGCGCGGGTCATCTCGCCGATCGCGGCGACGGGGCCGAGGTCGCGCCAGCCGAGGGTGTCGGAGCCGAGGAGGAGGGAGGGGCGCTGCTGCTTGTGCCGGCGCTCAGTCTTCTCGAAGGTGCGCGTGGTGAAAGTGACCTCGGAGCCGTAGACGGTCCCGGCGGCGCTCGTCGCGTAGGCGCGGACGTAGTAGGTCGTCTTCGGACTCAGGCCCGTGATGGTGCTCGTGTACGCGCCCGCTCCGCTGCCGTCTGTGGTCTTGTCGTCAGCCGTGGTCGGACTACCGGTGGCGTTCCAGCAGACGCCGCGCGCGGTCGCCGTCTCGCCGCCGGGGAGGACGGTGCCACCGCTGGCGGCGGCGGTCGTCGTGGCGCCGGTGACGGCAGCCGTCGTGACTTCGAGCCAGCCGGTCCCGGCGGCGTAGTTCTGAGCGACCTGCTCGGGAGTGAGGGCGAAGGGGTAGACGCGGGCAACGGCGATTGACCCTGGGAAGGGGTAGGTCAGGGACGAGAGCCGAGTGGCAGTTGCCGTGATGACTCCGGGGGCGATTCCGACTGACCCGCCGGCAACGCCGTCCACCCACGCCACAAGATTGACGCCGTTCAGCGTGACGACGCCATGGTGCCAGTTCCCGTCGTTGACCGGCACGCTCGGCCCGGAGCGTGATGATGTCACGCCGTCATCGTCCCTGGAATAGCTGTAGAGCCTGCTATTTCCAGCTGGCGCGATCCACATCGAGACCTCGCCGTAGGGCGGGCCGGTGGGGCTGCCATCATATATTAGACGAGGGTACGAAGCCCCGGCGTAGGTCGTGCGGAACCAGACCTCAAGCGTCATCGTCTTGGTGGTGGCTAGGCCGAGGGATGCCCGGTTCACGTAGTCAATCGGCGCGGCCGGATCGAACGCGAGCTGATACGGGTCCGCTGTCGTGCCCGCACCAGCGTAGCCAGAGGCCGTGGTCCCAGCGAAGTTGGTGAGGGTGCCGTGGTTGTCCTCGCCCGATGTGTCGAAGAACTCCGTCGTCAGCGGGTCATTGATGCCCGGCGACTCACCGAGCTTGGCGCGGGCGGCGTGGAGTTCAAGGACGGCGCCGGGGACGGTGAAGGGCTGGGTCATGGCTCAATCTCCAGCGAGCCGTCGCCGATGACGGGGCCGAGGTCGGTCCAGCCGAGGGTGTCGGAGCCGAGGAGGAGGGAGGGGCGGGTCATGTGATGGCGCCTCGGATGTAGACGCGGCCGTGGGCGACGACGGACTCCTTGCCCTCGGAGTCAAGGACGCGGAGCTGCGAGCGGTACCAGCCGGGGGCGAGTGGCGCGGTATCGGTGCCGTCGATGGAAACGGTGAGGACTCCGCTCGCAGGGTCGCTCAACTCGATGCCGCCGCCAGCGGTTGTGTACTCAATGAGGCTTGCGCCCGAAGTCGCCGCCAGGCGCCACGAGACCGAACACCCAGAGATGTCGTTACCGACCGTGAACCGGGCGTCGATGTCCTCACCGGCCGTGACGCTCAGGTCGTGCGTCGCAGGTGGCGCCCCCAAGGTGAAGCTGCGGTCGTTGAGGCTGATGCCCGTCATCACGCCAGCGAACGGCGCCCACTCGTCCAGCGACATGATGGGCGTCCCCTCGGCCTCAATGTAGGCGACGAGGTCCTGGAAGTTCTGCCATCCCCACTGCTGCCCAGAGGGTGATACGGCCAGCGATTCCAGGGCGTAGATAATGCTGCGCCCCGCGGCGCGGCAGGCGTCGTGGTAGTCCTTCGCCTGCTGGAGGGTGATGCCGGAGTTGACGGTCAGCGGGGTTTGCGCGACGCCGAGCGCCATGTCGCGCGTGAGCGGGGTCGAGACGCCGACTTGCAGCGGCGACGCGGAGTACGAGCGGTCGCAGAGGGCGATCCCCGCCCGCTCCATCTCCATCTGAATGAACGGCGTCATGCGAACCGGCGCCACAGTCCAGAAGCGCGGCCTGCTGATGCCGTGGCTCGCGTACCAACCAACCGCGTAGTGCAGGCAAAGCCTGAGTACGTCGCGGTCGCAGGCGTCGAGGCCGGTGGCGTGTGGGATGCCGACGCCCGAGTACCCGGCCGAAAGGTGACCGATAGCAGTCCAGCCGAGGGCGTCCAACTCGTGATGATCATCGAGGGTCGGCTTGTTCTCGATGCCGATGTCCTCAATCGAGATGTCACGCGACGCCCTGACGCCGAGGCCCGTCAGGAAGGGTACGGCGTTGTCCATGATGCTGTGATACCAGTTCCCGAACCAGAAGAGGGCGGCCGGGGCCGTAACGACGCCGGAGGCCATGCCGAGGAACGCCACCTGGGGCATGAGGCCGTAAAACGTCGGCTTCAGGCCGAAGCGCATACGCACCATCGTGTTCGACCACGACTCGCCGTTATTGTTCGTCCACTCGCTCGGCCCGATGAGCAATCGCTGCTGCCCGCGCATGATGGTCGGTGACGTGTAGACCATCGATTTGCTGAAGTCGGTTTCAGAGGAGAACTCGACGACCAATTGGAGCGCCGACGAGAGGGTGTTCCGCATCGTCATCCACTCAACGGCAAGGTCAAGCGACAGCGCCTTCGTGGCGAGCGCCGAGATATCGAGGGAGATGGTGCGCTGGAGGTAGCCGGTGGTGATCGTCGTGGCCTGTAGGAGCTGAGCACGAACGCGCGTCTCCCCGTCGGTAGTGTAGTAGGACGCCAACGTGCCGAGCATCGAGTCCTTCGTCCACTCGGTGCGGTCGACGAGCAGGGCGTCGTGTGATGTGCCCGCATCAATCACGCAGGGAGCTGCCATGTCTTACGCCTCCTTCACAGCGCCGGGAACTGCTCCCACCGCGGTTCGTCTGTCACGGTCATATCCGCCGCCGTCGTCGCCGCGGGCGTCGCCAACTCGGCCACGGCCACCAGGCAGCCGCCCTTGCCAACGATGCGCCTGCCGCCGAACGCCTCACCCAGCGCGCCCACGTCGTCGGCGTAGAGCATGTCGCTGGACCAGCGCAGGGCGTGGGCGTGGCCGGTGGCAGCCTGCCAGCCGATGAGGCCGCCGAAGCTGGCGGGGACGAGGTAGAAGGCGTTCGCGCAGGCGTAGTAGGTGTCGTCGCCGCGTAGGTACACGGTGAGCGTCGCCGCCCCGGCCCCGCGCACGGCGGCGGTGGGGAGGGTGACGGTGCCCAAGGGGTAGAGGGCGAGGGTCGTGCCGGTGAGGCGGACCGCCGCGCCGTACTGCTGCCGCGCGTAGACGACGCCCGCGGCGTTGCTCGACTTGCCCCGGCAGAGGACGAGGTACTCGCCCGGCTCGTAGTCGGTCACGTCGATGGCGGCGGAGACGCCCGCGGATGCGTCGGCGCGCCAGATCGTGTTGCCGACCCCGTCGGGGTAGCCCGCCGCGTCGGTGGTGGCCGCGCCGCCGGACCAGGAGAGGGCCGTGGCGAGGTGGACGAAGTCGCCGGTCGCGGCGCCCGCGTCCGGGTAGCGGCCGGCGAAGAACTGCGTGGCCTCGCCCGCGCCGAAGTCGGCGAGGATGTCGAGCGGGGCGGGGTGGTCGCCGGTCTGGGCCGAGAGGTCGATGACGGCGGGGAGGTCGTAGGCGGATGCGTCGGCGAGGGTCTCGGTGGGGCCGTAGACGTAGGGGTCGCGCTTGACGGTCACCTCCACCCGCGTGCGCTCCCCCCGGGCGAGCATCGAGCGCCACGGCTCGTCTGTGGGGATCTCGATGCAGCTTCCGAGGACCGAGACCAGCGTGCCCGTGTAGGCGCTGCCGCGCAGGCCGATCGTGATGGAAGCGCGTTCCCGCACCGATGCCGAGATCTGCGAGACCGTGGCAACGATCGAGTCGGGGTCGGAGCCGAAGACGTCGATGACGAAGCGGCTCTCGACGAGGCCGCTCATGTCGACGGCGCCAAGGCGGGCGATGTCGAACCCGGGGCCGCCGTACTCGGCCGCCTCACGCTTGGGGATGCCGAGCTCCATCTCGACGAGGCGGGTGGTCACGCCGTCGTTCCAGTCGAGGCCGTCGCAGACGATGATGGTGCGGTCGTTCATGTGGGTGCCAGTCCTAGTGTGCGGGCGCGGGTGCGGGCGCGGCGGGCTTGCCGGACCTCGACGCGGGCGGCGACGGGTTCGGAGTCGAGGTAGACGGCGACGTAGGTCGGAGCGAGCGAGTAGCCCGCCGGGCCGGACAGGTCGACCTGCTGCGACCCGGCGACCTGGAAGCGGCCGGTCACCAGGCCGAGCTGCCGGTCGAGAGCGCCCATCTGGTCGTCGATGCCCTGGATGAGCCCGCCGATGATGGCCTGGCCGGCGGGGCGCAGGAGCTTGCGGTCGTAGTCGAGCGGGCCCTTGAGATCCTTGATCCGCCCACCGATGTCCTTCACCTTGCTGTAGAGCTCACCGAGCTTGCCGGTGATCCCGTTGATCAGTCCCTGGATGAGCTGCCGGCCTGCCTCGAGAAGCAGCGAGCCGAGGTTCCCGAGGGCGCTCTTCACCTTGCCCGGCAGCTCGCGCACGAAGCTGACCACGCGCGAGACACCGCTCTTGACGACGCCGACGATGGCGTTCCAGGCCGCGCTGGCCGCAGCCTTGATCACCGTCCAGGCCGCCTTCAGGATGGCGACGAGCAGCTTGCCGAGGCCCTTGACGATGGCGACGATGATCTGCCCGGCGCCTTTGAGTATCTGCTTGACGCCGTTCCAGGCCGCCCGCCAGTCGCCGCGGATGAGCGCCATGACGACGCGCACGACTCCGGCGATGATGTTGAGGGCACCTTTGACGATGCCGATGACGACGGTGAACACCCCGCGCAGGACGGACGTGATGACGCCGAGGATCTGCTTGATCGTCCCGCTGTGCCGCCGAATGAAGGCGACGATGTGAGCGAACGTCTTGCCGACCTCTTGGGCCACCGGACGGAACGTCTCGATGAGGTACTCGGCGCCGGCGACGATCATGTCGAACGCGGTGCCGGCGACGGCGGAGATCATCGGCCAGGCGTCGCGCAGCCAGGCAAGTCCCTGGCCGATGAGCGGGAGCACGGTGGCGAGGACGCCGAAGCCGGTCTGCGCGAGGGTGATGACGATCGGGGTCAGCGTCTTGACGGCCGACTTGATCCCCTCGAAGATGCTCGCCGCCTGGTCGCCCTTGAGCCAGTCCTGCAGGGCTGCGCCCATGCGCTCGAACACCGGCCCGACCATCTCGCCGAGCGCGTCGAGCCCCTCGGTGATCTTGTTGAACAGCGGGCCGATGAGGGGGAAGATGCCGGTGAGCAGCGAGGCGCCGAAGCGGGAGAGCGCGGCGCCCACGTTCTTGAAGGCGCCGACCGTGGTGTTGCCGCTCTTTAGAGCAGCGCCGCCGAGGCCCTGCTCCATCGCCGCCGAGAACTCCTTGAAGCCGATCTGCCCCTTCGAGGACATCTCGAGGACCTCGTCGGTGGTCTTGCCGAGGCTCTTGGCGAGCAGCTGCACGATCGGGATGCCCCGCTCGTTCATCTGCTGGATGACCTCGCCCTGCACCTTGTTGGAGGCGGCGACCTTGTTGAAGATGGTGCCCATCTCGCCCATCGTCGTGCCGCCGATCGTCGCCGCGTCGGCGACCAGCTTCAGGGTGCTCTCGAGCTGCTGCCCAGGCTTGATTCCGGCGGCGACCGCGGAGGCGGCCACGTTGGCGGCCTCGTCGAGGCCGAAGGCGGTGCCCTTCACCGAGGCGAGGGCGTTGTCCATGATGCCCTTGACCGTGGTCGCGCTGTGCCCGAGGCCCTCGAGCTTGGCAGTCGCGTTCTCGATTGAGGTCAGGCGCTGGAAGCCCTTGACCACGGCGGTGCCGACGATGCCGGCGACGGCGATGCCGGCACCGAGCGCCGCCTTCTTCACGAAGCCGCCGAACTTGGAGAAGCGGCCCTCTGACTTGCCCAGCTTGGAGTTGAACTGCTTATCGTCGACGTCGAGGTAGGCGACGAGCTCGCCGACGGTCATGGCCATAGCGTCATCCCTCCTCGTCCTTCGGTGGGAACATGGCGTAGCGCAGGCGGCTCTTCACCGGGAACAGGCCGAGGATGCGCACGCGCAGCCAACGGCCGGTCCTTGCGTCGAGCAACCCCGGGGCCTCGCAGTCGATGTGATATCGCTCCTGCATATCGGCCTCGATCAGCTCCCAGTGGTAGAGGATCTCTTGCCAGGACGCGCTTTCGCCGGGCCGGCCGACTGACGGGGAGTCGATGCAGCGCGGGAGCCCCGTGACCGGGTGGACGTCGCCGGCGTCTTCGCTCGGCGGGTCTCCCGGTTCGGGGCCTGCGCTTCCCCCTGGGCGTTCCAGACGTTCTCGGCCGTCTCGCGGTCGACCAGGTGGAAGGCGATGAGGGTGACGAGGACCGCCTTCAGGTGGGCGCTCGTGAGCCCGTCGTCGAGCATATCCTGCAGGGCGTCCCCACAGAGCTCAACCATGAGCTCTTCCTGGTCGACGTCGGAGAGCGCCTCGCTGTCGGCGTCGAACTCCTCGCCGGCGGACTTGGCCGCCATCGCCTGGTTGATCTCGGGGCCGAGCCGCTGCACCTTCAGCCAGGTGCGCGCGCTGATCTCCCCGGGGAAGGCGTAGTCCCGCCCCCGGATGGGTAGCACGAACGGCTCGACGACGAGGAAGTCGTCAAGGTCACGAAGGGCCATGATCACCTCCCGCTAGGCGACGGTGTAGGTGAAGGTGGCCGTGCTGGTGCTTGGTCCGGTGGCGTTGGTGACGACGACGTTCACTGCGCCCGCGGCACGGGCCGGGGCGACGGCGACGATGAGGTGGTCAGAGAGCACGATGAAGTCGGCGCCGGATGCGCCGAAGTCGACGTCGGTCGCTCCGGTGAAGTTGCGCCCGGTGATCTTGACCAAGGCGCCGCCGGCCTCGACGTCGGTCGCCGGGACGAGGGCGTAGACGACCGGGACGGCGGCGACAGCGTCAGGGTGGGCGATGGCGGAGCGTTCGCCCTGGCCGGTCAGGGTGACGGTGACCGTGTCGAGCGCATCCATGCTGCCCCCGTCGGGCACCCAGGAGACGGTCGCGTAGCCGCGGTACGCCTCGACCTTCGGCCCGCTTGAGGTCACTTCGTACCAGCGGATGTCGATGGTGTTGCTCACGCCGAGCAGGTCGGAGGCGGCGCGCAGCACTTCCTGGCCGGGGTCGTAGATCGTCGGGGCCCCGTCCTTGACCTTGCGTTCGAGCTTGAGCTCGAGCGCCCAGGCAAGCGCCGACAGGGTCGAGCTCTTCCAGCCGCCCGAATCGAAGTCGGCGTCTTCCTGCAGGCTGGGCTCCTTCGTCGCCTTGAAGTCGGAAACACCGAAGACGCCGACCCAGGTCGGGTTCGCGTAGGTGTTCGTGTTGACGTCGACGTACCACTTGCGGTTGAGCGTGGCCGCGCCGAGCGGCACCTTTGGGGTGGAGGGCATCTCTCAACCCCCCTTACGCGTCGGGATGCGTGATCACGTTGCGGGCGCCCTGCCCGGTCAGCGTCACGGACACCGTGTCGAGGGCTTCCATGTTGCCGCCGTCGGGGTTCCAGCTGACGGCCGCGTAGCCCTGGTAGGCTTCGACAGCCGGGCCGGCGTCGGTCACCTCGTACCAGCGGACCTCGACGGTGTTGGTGACGCCCATGTTGTCGGACGCCTCGCGCAGGATCTCCTGACCGGGGTCGTAGGCGGTCGGGTCGGCGACCGTGACCTTGCGCTCCAGCTTGAGCTCCAGGGACCAGGCGAGGGCACTGACCGTCGAGCTCTTCCAGCCGCCCGAGTCGAAGTCCGAGTCCTCCTGCAGGCTCGGCTCCTTGCCGGCCTTGAAGTCGCTCACGCCGAAGACACCGACCCAGTCGGGGGCGGCGTGGCTGCCGTCGTTCACGTCGAGGTACCACTTCCGGTTGAGCGTTGCCGCTCCGAGTGGGACTTTGGTCGTTGAGGCCATGCGCCGCTCTCCTATCGGTCCATCGCGCTGCTGCGCGGGTTGCGTGATGCGTGGCTTGACGAGTCGCTGTGCCGGCCGCCACGGGCCGACCGGGTACTCATGTGCGGTTCGCGCTCGGCCGCCAGACCGAGCAGTAGAAGTTCTGCACGTTGCTCCAGCGGTTGTTCTGGTCCTGGCCGAGCGTCGCCGCCGACTGGCGCAGGCACTGCGTGATGCGCACGTCCGCCGGCGAGGTGCCGACGGTGAAGTTCGTCTTGCCGTGGAGCAGGGCGAAGATGGAGTCGGCGAGATCGTCGACCGCCCGCTTGTCCTGACCGCTCCAGCGACAGCGCACCTGCACCCCGATGACCGAGTCCGAGAGCGCCGGCGAGTCTTCGACGCCGTAGGCGGTCAGGGTGATGATGCGATCCGGCGACTGCGGCACGTTGCCGAGGACGATGCCGGTCTGCAGCGCGGTGTAGGCGCCGCTTGAGTTCCAGGTGCCGACGCCACCCGTCTGCAGATAGGCAGCGAGGCCGGTGAGCAGGTCGGTCTGGAACCCGGACACGTCAGCCCCCCAGGCTGGACTTGATTTCACGGGCGATAAGCGTCTCGACGCTCTTCTTCACGCCGCCGTCGTTGATCGGTGTCTCGAGGTACTTGGCCTGCCGGCCGGCGTCGTGGCGCCAGGTGAGCTCCTCGTGCTGGCGGCAGGCATAGACCGTGTCGTAGCTGACCGCGGCGCGAAGGGCACCATCGTCGACGCTGGGGACGCCGGAACGCAGCAGGGTCGCCTCTTCAATGGGTACGAGGCGGTTCGCCTCCTCGAGGACGTGCTCGGCGCCCTTCATGAGCCCGCGCGCCGCGCCCTTCTTCTTGGCCGCGGTGACCTCCCTGCCGTACCACTTCATGCGCATGGTCATGAGCAGGTCACCTCGATGTGACTGGTGCTGCCGCGCAGCGCCAGCGGGCCCACGGAGATGACCGTGCTCGCCCGTCCGTCGATGGTCAGGCGTGACTCAGGGGTGAATGAAGATGCATCTTCGGGGTGGACGATGACGACGGTTTCCGCCATGACCTCGTCGCCGTTTCCGTTGCGCACGAGGCGGTGCCTGCTGTCGACCGCGCAGGGGACGGAGACGGCCGGCGCATACACCGGTCCGTAGGCTCCGTCCCCGGCGTAGGTCTCTACCAGGGCGACGCTCTTGAGCAGCGAGCGGCGGACCTTCACAGGACCACCGGCTCGCCTGAGTACAGGTGAGCGTCACGCAAGATTCGCGCGGCGCGCGGGGCGAGGACGAGCGGCTCGGCCGGCTCGGCGCTCACGCTGCCGATCTTGATCGCCTTCAGCGGCCCGAGCACGTCGTCTTCCTCGTCTCCGGCAAGCCAGAACTCAACCTGCGCGCAGGTGGCGTCGCGGAGGGCGGCGGCAACGCCTTCGTCGGTCGGCAGGTCGTCATCGTCAACGTCGTAGCGGGCCGTGCGGCAGTGGTCATCGATGAGCTCGGACGCCCGTTCGAGCAGGCGCGAGAGGTCGGCCGGCGGGTCGATGGTCACCGCTGGCGGCTCGGCGCCGTACCCGCTGCCGCCGCTGGTGAGGGTGAGCAGGGTGACGACGCCGTTGGCCACGGCGGCCGTAGCGGTGGCGCGCACGCCGGTCTCCGGCGCCCCTATGAGGACCGAGGGACTGACGACGTAACCCGATCCGCCACCAGCGCCGATGACAAGAGCAGTCACCGCACCCTCTTCTACCGTCGCGGTGGCCGTGGCGGTGATGTGGGCCGGTGTGAAGCCGGCATAGCCGGCAAGGTCGGCGCTGGTGGCGTAGGCGGTCATGTCAGCTCGCCTTCTTCTTCGCGGCGGGCTTCTTCATGGGCTCGGGCGGTTCCGGCTTCACGGCAGCAGGCGGCGCAGGGATGCGCGACCAGTTGGCCGCGTTCTCCGCATAGAAGTCATCCTCTTCGAGTGTCTTGACTTCGACCTGCTCACCGGTGAGCACGTTCTGGTACCAGCGGGCCACGGTCAGACCACCGGGAGCTGGACCCAGTACATGAAGCCGGTCATGCTGGCGGCGACGGTGACGCGCAGGGTGCCGTTGTCCTGCAGGAAGCGCGCCGACTCGAGGCCGCCGATGATCTCGGCCGCGAACGAAGCGTCGCCGTCGGCGACCGACACGACCAGGTTGCCCTGCCCGGCGGACATGGCGGGCGGGTCATCCCCCGCGAGCAGGGTGACGGCCTTGGCGCCGTTGAAGGTGTTCTGGACGACCAGGAAGCCGTTCTCGAGCGGCCCGCTGGGCGTGATGACGTGCGTGTTGGCGGCGACGATCGCGGTGCCCACACCCGTATCGATGGTGTAGTCACCGGCCTTCGCCAGGTTGACCGTTGCGACTGCGGTGTCAGCCATGTTCGTGTTCTCCTTCGCTCAACTCAGGGGGTCGGCTCTCCTGCTCAGGCTCAGGTCTTCGAGCAGAGGGTCATGCAGATGGCGCTCGGGCGGATGACCTTGGCGCCGTAGACGTGCAGGCCCTTGAGCGCGTCGGAGAAGGCGGACTCGGGACGCAGCGCCTCGATCTTGTCGATCTGGTTGGCGAACGTGATGGCCGCCGGGTGGCCGCTGTAGACGTACCAGTCGTCACCGGTCGAGAGCGCGTAGTTGGCGACGATGATGTCGAAGCCGAGGACGCGGCCCATGACGCCGTTTTCGAGGCGGTTGCCGCTGGAGAGCGCGTCGTACTGCATGTAGTTCGCGTCCAGCACGAGCAGGCTGTTGAACCAGCTCGGGACGATCGTGTAGCGGCCTTCCTTGGGCACGTTGTTCTCGTCGAGCAGCTGCCCGTGGGCGACGAGGCGAGCCATGGCGAGGGCGCTCGAGGTGATGGAGGTGGCCCCGACCTTGTTGCCGGCGTCGACGTCGGCCTCCATGATCGTCTGCACGTAGGCGTCGGCGTCCTCGGCCAGGCCGGCACCGGCCTCGCGGGCGGCCTCGCTCATGAGGGCCCCGCCGTTGGCCGACTGCGCCTGGGCGATGTCGCCGACCTGGAAGGCGAAGTACTTGTTCTGGTCGATCGCCAGCGTGCGCTGCGCGTCGGTCAGGGCCTCGTAGGTGATCGACGTCGAGCCCTCGGTGTAGGGGGCGATGGTGGGGCGGCTGATCGAGGTGATGCGCACCGACTTGGCGCCGGCGACGTCGCCCTCGTAGCTGCGGTTGCAGACGACGGTCGAGCTGAACTTGTTCTGCTTGAGGAAGGACTGGAGCAGTTCGGCTGCCCAGACTTCCCGCTGGAAGTTCGTGATGGCCATTGAGAGGCTCTCCTGTTTCGATGTGTACTGGTACGAAACGGGAGGCTCCTGGCCTCACGTCACCCCGGCTCCCGGCCGGGGGCAGCGCGGTCTGCGTGGTCTACTGCATGATGCCGAGCAGCCGGTTCAGCCGCCCGTCTTCCTTGGCCTTGACGATCTCGGCCGGGCTCATGCCCTTGAGGTCGTCTTCGCCGAGCTGCCCGGCCACAGGGGCGCCGCCGCCGACCGGTCCGCCGGACCGCGCCGGAGCTGCTGCCGCGGGCGGGGCGCTCTTCAGGTTCACGTTCGCCTCGACCGCCGTCTTGATCGCGTTCTCCACCTGCTCGGCGAAGTCGTCGGCCGCCGGGTCCATGGCGTCGAGCGCGTGCATGAACGACCGCGAGTCCGTCAGAGCCTCGGGGTTCGCGCCGTGCTTGGTCGCCATGCGCAGGATCGCGTTCTCCACCTTGACTGCCTTGGCCTCCTTGCGCGCCGCGTCCCGCTCCTCGGCTGCCGTCTGGGCGGCCTTGGCGGGGTCGTCGTCGTCCTTGAGGCCGAGCGCCTTGGCGATGGCGTCCATGGTGGACTGCCTGGTCTGCTCGGCCGCCGACGCCTTGGTACGGTTCGTCGCCGCCTCAGCGCGCAGATCGCGGATCATCTTCTGCGTCCAGTCGGGCAGACTCGCCACGTCCTCGGGGGCGTCGGCAGCGGTGGTCGTCGCAGCGGGCGCAACGGCAGCAGCGGCCTCCGGGGCCGTCTCCGTCTGCGTGGTGGCTGCTTCATCGGTCATGTCGATAGCCTCCTGGGCTGTCGGTGCCGCGGCTCCGGGCCGCGGACGTTTGGTCAACGCTACGGTCTGTCAAGGGATGAGGCGACGCCATTTCCTACAGCGCCCCGAGACGCTCGCGGTGCGGCTGGCGCTTCGCCGTCGTCGTGTCGACGTGGTGGCGGATCTTCGCCTGGTAGGAGCGGACCCTCGCGCCGGCTGCCTGGGCAGCTGCGTCGTCCATGGCGGCGGCCTGCACGCGCTTTGCCGCCCGCGTCTGGCGCTCGAGGTAGCGCAGCCGCTGCGTGTCGGCGTAGCCCTGCGGGTCGGCGACGTCGCCCATGGGCCGGGTGATGCCGGGCTGGTAGGCGGCGATGGAGTGGCGGCAGTTGACGTGCTGCAAGCCCTCGGCCCGGGCGCTCTCGAGCGACGGGTACTTCGGGTCGGTGCCGCTCAGGCTGTACACCTTGCCCTCGTGTGGGCGGCAGAGCGGGCACTCCTTCGGCGCGTCCGAGACGATGACGAGGTCCATGCCGTTGGCCTGCAGCCGGTCGACGTGACCCTGCACGGCGGCCCGGCCCGTCCCGGTGCGCATGGCCATCTCGGCGTAGGACTCCATCGCCCAGCCGCGCCCCGCCCTGTCGACGAACCCGGTGATGCCACGGGCGGCGAAGCGGTCGAGCGCCGCCTGCGCGGCTTGCAGGCGGGTCTGCGTGCCGAGCAGGACCTGCTGGGCCGTCTCGGCGATGACCGAGCGGTAGGCGTCCGTGGTCACGCGCAGGATACGCTGGTGCATCGCCGTCAGGCTGGCGACCGTCTCGGCGGTGAGCGCCTGGATGGCGCGCAGCCCGGCGAGCGGCTCGACCGTGGTCTTGTTCAGGCGGCGCAGGTCGGCCACGGCGGCCATGCCGCCCCGCTCGTACGCTTCGGTGAGCGCCGTAGTCGCGCCGGTCGCCGCCTTGCGCTCGAGGTCGGCGAGCAGGGCCTGCGCCTGCCGCTGGTACTCCTGCAGCTGCGCCAGCTTGAGCTCCGCCCACCGCGGCGATTCGACGCCGGCGGCCAGACGCCTGGCGATGCGCTCGATGAGCAGGCGCTCGGCCTCGGCGTAGTAGCCGGTGACCTCGCGGGCGAGACGCTCGGCCATGGCTGGGCTGGCGGGCATCAGGCCCTGCCCTTCAGGTGACCCGGCCACCGCCTGACGCGCGCTGCGATCGGCCAGGGGCGTGGGGCGACGGTGACCGGCCAGCTTTTGCCCACCTGGACCGATTCAGCAGATCTCCACGATGTCCCTGATACTGCTGCCGCGCGGCCCGAGACAGGAAGCGCGACATTCACTGCACATGCGGTCATGCTGACGACCGCGACGGTGCCGGAGACGGCGTTCGTCGCGTCACTGACCGCCACGTTGCCGCTCGTGCCGCTCGTCGCGGACACCACGCCCGCAACCGGCAGAGCGACGTTCGGCGCGGCAGATCCGCCGGAGGTGGCAGAGGTGACCCCCGTGACGGGCAACGCCACGTTGACCGAGCACGACGTCCCGCTGGTGGCCGTCACGGCCCCAGAAACCGATGTCGAGCCGGCGACATCCACGCTGCCGGACGTGCCGCTGGCGGCCCCCGTGCTGCCACTGACAGGCAGAGCGACGTTCGGCGCGGCGCTGGTCGTGCTCACCGTCGCAGCAGTGCCCGATGCAGGCAGCGTGACGTTCACCGCTCCGGCCGCGGCGCTGGTGGCCGGTGCGGTGCCGCTCACTGGAATCTTCACATTGACAGCGGCTGCGGTGCCACTGGTGGCCGCGACGGTGCCGCTCGCTTCCTCCGAGGCCCCGCTGACAGTAACGGAACCGGAGGTCGCCGAGGACGCCGAGACAGTGCCGGATACAGGAACGGCTACATTGACGGCAGCGGCAGCGCCGGTCGTGGCGGGCGCAGTACCCGATACCGGGACGGCGATGTTGACGGACGCGGACGTGCCACTCTCTGCGGACGCAGCGCCTGCGGCGTTGTATGTGGCCTCCGAGTACGTGACCTCGATGGTGAGGTAGTCCACGTACATGGTGCCGAGGCCGTTCTTGTCGTTCGCGGACGAGGCTGTGAGCGAGATGCGCAGGTCGGCGTTACCGCTCGCGGCCTGCGGGGTCGTGAGAGTCCGCTTGTCGCCCGCCGCGCCGGTCTGCCAGCCCCCGTCGGCGACCGTGCCCGAGCGCGTCCACAGACTCTGGTAGCCCCCATCGGCGACCGCGACTGTGGCCGAATGACCGTCATGTGATGTGCCGCCGAGGCCCGCGTAGGTGCGCAGGCCCGCGACCACCTGCACGTCGGTGACGGTAGTGCTGGAGGCGATGCCGAACAGGGTCGCCCAACTGACGCTGTTTAGGACGGCGGTGCCCGACACGTCCTGGTTGCGGCCGACGGGCGTGGCTGCGAACAGGGATCCGTTGTTCGGGCTACCCTGCGCCGTCGAGCGCGTGACCGAGGACAGCGACCATGATTCGGTCGAGGAATCCCACGTCCATGTCTTCTGCGCGGTTGCCACTACTCACTCACCCATCGGTAGGTACAGGTCGGGTCGAGGCGGTCGGTCGACTTCGGGTAGTCACGACAACAGCCGGGGCGATCCTCGTAGGCGGCGCAGGCCGGGGGCGTCCCCTCGACGAAGTCGGGGCAGAACGCGCCGTCCAGCGTGACCGGAGGGCGGCAGCAGGCGCCGCAGCGGGAGCAGTTGCCAACGCGACGCATCGACTCAGGTGAGCGTGACCGTGATAGCCCCGTCGGCGATGGTGATCTTCCCGCCGCTCGGGAGCGTGCGCGCGGCGTCAAGCGCCGTCCAGTCCGTCTTCTGCGTCGAGCCCGCCGAGTTGAACACGGCGTAGTGCGTGATGGTGCAGCCGCTGCTCGCCCCCGCCGACTCATACGCGCCGTCGTTCGCGCGCACGGCCGGGTCGGCGTCGGACGCGGCCTTCCATGTGGTGATCGTGGTCTCAGTGAGGTTGGCGGAGGCGCTGGAGCCGTTCTCGCTCCAGTGCACCTTGTCGCCGTTGGCGATGGCGCTGTCGAGGGTTGTGCGGCTGAATGCGGTGGTGAATCCTGCCATAGCTGGTGTCTCCTGTTCTGGGTTGGTTATTCAGCTGACTCCGGCAGCGGCCCGAGGTCCGGCACCATCGCGCCGCTCTCGGCCCTGACCAGCTCGACTTCCTTCTCGATCTGCTCCTCGTCCCAGTCGGGGTGGAGCATCCTGACCTTCGTGTCGGCCGAGACGGCGAGCGCCCGGTTCAGCGTCTCGATGGTGCGCGAGAGCGCCTCCTGGTCGGGCTGGCTCTCGTCGGCCCACTTGACGTGTACCGAACCCTGCGCGCCGCCGCCGAAGACGAGGGCGTCGAGCTCGAGCCACGTCGTGAGCAGTGGTTCCAGCGCCTGCGAGAAGTAGCGCGTCTTACGGTCGCGCGTCCGCGCCGACTGCTTCTCCCGGGAGACCACCTCGGTGGCGGTCGCCATGCCGCCGTCCTTGCCGAGACCGAAGGTCGAGGGCGAGTAGCCGGCGGCGCGCAGGATCTCGTCGGTGAGTTGGCGCGCCGTCTCCTGGTGTTCGGCGACGCGGATGTCGAACTGCTGCGGGGTGATCTGCTTCTCCGCCGCCGTGGTCGGGGCCACGCTGAGCGCGGCGTAGACCTCCTTGTCCTCGTCCCAGGCGACGCCCTTGCCCTTGCCGAGGTCCGTGAGCATGAACTCGGGCACAAGGATGCGCGCCTTGGCGAGGCGCACGTCGCGCATCCAGCTGGTGTAGCACTCGTCGAGTGCATCCATCAGGGGCTCGGTTCCGTCGAAGTCGGAGCGCCCGAGGCGGGCGAGCTCCTCGATCTTGCGCCAGCGCCGCTGCGGGCGCATGTTGGCGACGTAGGCGGCGGTGAGCGAGTCGACGCCGGTGGGGATCGCCCCGTCCTCGTCGACCAGCTCGGCGTATGGAGCGGTGGAGGGGTGCTCGGTCAGCGCCTCTGCGCGGCCCAGGGATTCGGCGTTGCCGACGTACAGACCATGGAATACGGCGCCAGGCTCATGGCGCTCGAGATGGCGGATCACCTCCTGGTCGTGGCTTCCCTGCGTGTACTCGGTGAAGAAGGTGACGGCGGCGAGCAGGCCCCAGCGCCACTCGCCGATCGCCGCGTCCGCCGGCACCGCGTCGACCATGACCGTGTCGGCGACCTCGGTGTCCCAGACCAGGCGCAGCCAGCCGCCGCCCAGCCCAGCGACGATCTCCGCCGCCTCCACGAGTGTAGCGTGGAAGTCGCCGTTGTTGAGCAGCTCGTCGATGCGCACCTTCGCGGCCTCGTTGCCCTCCTCGCCGACGATGAACTGCGGCGGCTCGGAGAAGAGCAGGTCGGCCGAGGCTGTGGCGATGTCGGCGGCCAGGGGGACGTGCAGACGCGCCTTGCGCCCGCCGCTCAGGTTCGGGCGCCCCCAGAAGAAGCGGGCGACGGCGGGGATGACGCCGCCCTGGCGACTGAAGAACTCGTGCCCGGGGGCGCCGGCCGAGTTGCCGTAGACGCGCAGAAGCGCCTCCGGGTCGCCCTCGAGCCAGGCGGACCAGACCGCCATCTGCGCGAGCGCCTTACCGTGGGGTGGGGGCGGCCATGGACCGCCGAACGGAAGGGTCATGCCGCCTCCAAGTCAGTCGGGAGTGTCATCGGGACGAGCCCTCCCCAGAGGGCCCTGGTGGACGCCACCGCGTAGCGCAGCGCGTCGCAGGAGTCGTCGTTTGCCTTCAGCGGGGCGTCCTCGCCGCGCGCCGTCGCCTTCGGGTCCCAGACGTAGCCGGGGATCTCCTTGACGAGCTCGGCGCAGGCGTCGGAGACGATGAGCGTGCCGGTGGCGAGCAGGGAGGCGATGGTGCGGATGCCGTCGAGCACGGCGTTGTGCGCGTCCATCACGTTGGCCAGGCCGTCGCTGAACAGCTGCAGCTTGAACGAGGCGGCCGCGGGGTCGACGCAGACCCACTCCGGGCAGCGACCAGCGACCCAGCGCCGGTAGTCGGCAGAGAGACCTGAGTCGGTCATCTTCGGCGGGGCCCACTCGTCCATGACCACGAGGCGCGGCCGCGGCTCGGCCGACACGCCGAGCAGGTAGCCGCGCGTCGGGTGCGTGGTGCCGTAGTCGATGCCGACACTGAGCGTGCGCGCTACCGGCGGCAGCGCGGCGGCCGGGACGACGTGGCTTGACGGATCCCACTCCTCGTAGACGGCGCCGGCGGCTACGCACCACTCGCCCTCGATGAGGCGGCGGCGCCAGAGGCCGCTGTACTCGCGGCTGATCGCGCTCACGTAGTCGGGCGGCAGGTGCGGGTTGTCGGGCAGGCGGAAGGAGAAGCGCGCCAGGTCGAGCGCCTCGTCGTCGCCGGTGACCATCTCTCCGTCGCCGCGCACCCACACCGCGGCGTGATCGAGGTAGTCGACCTTGAGCCAGTGCTGCGGACCCTCCGGGTTCGTCGTGGCGAAGAGCTGGGCCCCGTCGACGGAGAGGCGCGAGAGGAGCATCGTCCAGAAGGACTCGGGCAGCGTCGACGCCTCGTCGACGTAGGTGCCGACCAGGGTGATGCCGCGGATCTTCTCCTGGGCCCGCTCGTCGTTCGCCCCCGCCACGTAGACGCGCCGGCCGAGCAGGCGCAGCTCGCCCGAGCCGAGGGCATACGAGCAGTGGGCACGTCCGAGCACGTCGGTCAGGGGGTCGATGACGTTGCGCTTCAGGGTGCGCTCGGTCTTGCCCGCCATGAGCAGGTTGCCGGGCGGCCCGTGGCGCACGAACTTGAGCCAGCGCAGGTCGGCGGCGACCGACTTGCCACTGCGCACCGAGCCCTCCCAAATGTTGAGACGCCGGTCGGCCGCCTCCACCGAGAGCAGCTGCTTGCCGGTGAGCGGCTTGATACCGAGGCTCACTTGTCTGCCCCGGGGATCATCGCCGAGAGGAAGCGGTCGAAGTCGGAGAGGTCGGAAGGCTGCCGGTTGTCGTAGTCGTGCAGCTGGCGCATCGTGGCGACGAGGCTGTAAAGGGAGCGCGAGAGCTCGACCAGCGTCTTGCTGTCGGGCGCCTCGAGGACGTGCTCGTTGTAGAGGTTCTCGCGCCCGCCGAAGGACCAGACCTTGGTGGGCTCCCGGTAGCGGGAGACGATGCCGTCGATCTCGGCGGCCATGCGCATGATCTGGTCGGCCCGGCGTTCGGCGCCGTAGGCCCGGTTCGCCTTGGCCGCCTTGCGCGTGTTGACCGCGCCCCAGGTGTGGCCCTGGTCCCTGGCGATGGTGCTCACGGTGCTCTTGCTCATGCCGAGCTTGGCGGCGATCTGGCGGCAGCTTGACCCCTTCTTGGCAAGGCGCATGACCTTGGCGATGACTTCGGGGTCGTGCCGTAGTGGGACGGATGGCATAGCGACTCATCCTCGCTGTCCGGTGGCGTCGGAGGCGACGCCACTTAGCCGGTAGGTGCCGTCGTGCCCGCCCTCAATCGCGTAGCCGCGACGCCGGAGGCGCCGCACGTGGGCGCAGACGCAGTGATAGGTGACGCGGTCGGGGGCGACGATGAAGAGCTCGCGGTAGACGTTCAGGCGCTCCCCCGGCCGCGACAGGAACAGACGCAGCAGAGCGTCGCCGAAGCCGGGGTCATGACAGGGGTTGTAGCCGCGCCTGGCGGCCACGCAAGGGGAACAGAAGGCGTCGTCGTGATCGTGGGCGAGCTCGCAGCCGCAGGAGCGGCACCTACCCGGCGCACTCCCGGCAGATGCCCCAGAGGAGCGGTGTGGCGTCGACGAGGAGGTGCTTCTTGTATGAGGAGGAGTCGAGCTTCGGCTCGTCTTCTTCCCAGACGATCTTGCACTCATCCGGGTCGACCTTGCAGCCGCAGACCTCGCAGGTCACCTGTGGCTCGAGGAAGCGGGCGCCGAGGTCGCCGGTCAGGGGCGGGTTCATGCGCTGATCGTACCACCGTCCATGTCGCCTCTCTTCACCCATCGTTGGCAGGTGACGGCAGCGTAGCAACGAGGCGTGTAGGAAGAGAGCCGCACGAGATGTGCCCGCTGATGTGCCCGAATCCGTCCACGGGCGGTGTGGACGCGCACGCACGGCAGGCATGACCGCCGGGCACGTCCGAGCCTAAAGACGCCGCCCTCTCACGGCGGTAACACGGGTTCGAATCCCGTATGCGCTACCAGCGACTTTGCCGAATCCGACACTCTCGATGTGTCAGATTCTGTGCCCGTTTCCCTCAGCGATCGCCCCGCCGAGGCCCTCTTCAAGCCTCGTCACCGGCGCCGCACCAGCGCCCGCACAAGAGGTCCGCGAACTCCTGCTCGGTGGTGATGACGTAGGTGGGCACGCCCTCGTCCTGGCGGCAGCGCATGGCGAGCACCTGCCCGTTGCTGAGCCGGCCGCCGTCGGGGCGCTTGAACTCGATGACGTGGGTGCGGCCGCGGCGGTAGAGGATGGCGTCGGGGGCGCCGACGGTGGTGCCGGAGTTCTTGGCGCGGCGCTGGCCGATCACCTCGAGGTAGCCACCGAAGTCGCACACGAGGCGCTTGCAGTTCGCGACGAGGGTGGCCTCGGGGGCGGGGTCGGTGCGGGTGCGGGTCACGACTCCACCTCCACTTTCGTCATCGCGTCCACTTCCATTTCCGCCCCCGTCTCCAGCAACAGCCTCACCTTGTTCCCGTGCTCGGTCGCCGCCACGATCCGCAGCCGCCGGCCGCTGTAGGGGCTGAGGACGGACCAGGAGCGGGAGCCGGTGCCGTGGCGGGCCAGGTGGCGGGCGGTGCGGGTCATGGTGAGACCGTGCATGTGTTTGTCTCATAGGGACGTCTGGCGCTGTCGCTCGGCGCAGCCCGCCGTTCCTCAATCCACTTGGTCTGAAAGTCGCCGAGCGGATCCATGAGGAAGAGCTCCTTGACGAAGTCCGCATAGAAGAACCCGTCAGAGGCGCGTTGACCAGGAGTCAGTTGTTCCACTGAGGCGACCACCCAGCGCTCGATTGCTGCATACGGGAACCACCGGTCCTCATCGAAGAGCCCCGTCAGCCAGTTGCACAGCGCAATCGTCACGCCGTCGTCGTCGAGCGCCTCCACCATGCCGACGGCACAGTCCCCGTCGTCCAGGCCGAAGGCATATACGGACCCGACGACGATACCACAGCGACCGGCGGTGCGCTGGGGTGCGGGCCGCGATCCTCCGTTGCCGTTGTTCATCCTGATGTTGTGGACGGGCTTCTCACTCTTGATCGCCTGGCGTTCGGCTTCTCTCAGCGCATCGATTGTCGGGTGGTGCTCCATCTCGATGCGTACCACATCGGACCACCAGCCCTTGGTGTAGCCGTGCTTCTCGAACCGACGGGCGGGGTTCTTGGTCATGCCGACGTAGAGGAGCTGATCGTCCGCCCCGAAGAAGCGATACAGCACATAGGTGTCACTCATCTCTCTCCCCCCAACCTGGGCGCCGAAAGGTGCGCACGGGGCCCTCTCTTAAGAGAGGGGCCCCCTGCGTGCGCATCTTCGTCTGTGTGCCGTAGGAAAGCTGCGCAGAAAGGTGCGCAGGGTTCTGCGCATCTTGATTCGTCTGTTTTGCAGGTACTTTTCTGAAAGGTGCGCAAGGTGCGCACGGACCGCTGCGCACCTTTCGTCGGAAAGGTGCGCAAGGTGCGCAAACCGCCCTGCGCAGCTTTCACTGGTGCATAAACGGTATTCATTCGTCTTCCTTCAACCAGTAGACGTTGGCCTTCCCGCCACGCTGTGACGGGCCTAGGCCGCGGGCGACGATGCCCTCTTGAACGAGCCTTGTGAGAATGCGGTCGGCGGTCCGCCGGCTCACGTCCCCGCGGATCTCGTTGATAGGCAGAGCTCCCGCTTCGCCGTAGTTCAGGGCGTCGATGATCTGGCGTTCCTCGCCGAGCCGGCGCAGGTCGCCCGGGTCGCCGAGCATGGTGAACTCGCCAGACGAGAAGTCGATGACGCGCTCTTCCGGCGTCTCGTCGTGGCGGCCGATCGCCTCGAGTGAGCGCTGCGTCTTCTCTCCGGGGATCCGCCGCACGGCGATCACGGTGTCCATCTCGCCCGTCCAGGCGGTGGACCCGCGGCCGGCCTGTCCGACGGCGCCGCCGGCCTTCCGCTCGTGGCGGATGACAGCCACCGCGCACCCCGTGCTGGCCAGATGCTGCAAGGGCGTGATGGTGGTCATGGCGACGCCGGCCGAGAACTCGTCGTCGCCGTGTAGCCCGGCCCACTTCGACAGGGTGTCGATGACGACGAGCCTCGCCTTGGTGTCTGCCGCCAGGCGGGCGATCTCCTGGGCCACTTGCTCCCACCCCATGCGCCAGGCCGCCTCGTGCAGGAGTACGACGTGGAGGTTCTCACCGGCGCCGTGCCCCGTGCGGTCGAGCGCGCCGAGGAATGTCCCGACGCGCTCTTCGGTGCAGTAGAGGACGGGCCCCGTGGCCGTGCGCTCGCCGAGGAAGTGGCCGCTGCTCGAGATCGCATGGACCAGGGCCAGGACGAAGGTCGTCTTGCCGTCCTTCGGAGGGCTCTCGAAACTGACCACGTCGCCGACGGCGATGTACGGGTAGCAGACCCATTCGACCGCTTCCGGCTGGCGCTCAAGGAGCTCGGGGAGGGCGTAGGCGGTGAGTGAGCTCTTCTGCTCCTCGCCCCCTCCGCGCCCGCGGATCTCCGCCGCGGCCTCGGCGGCGATCCCCTCGATGGTGGCGGCGAGGTCGGCCCGGTCTCCGCTTCTGGCCACCTCTGCCATGGACTTCGCGGCCGTGGCCGCGCGCCGGCGGGCACTGGCCTCGAGGATGCTCTCGACGTACTCGGGCGCGTTCGTCGTGACGACGAAGAGCTCGGTCAGGTGAGCGGCGTAGGCGGCGGCGCGCTTGCCGCCCCCGCCGTTCCGCAGGGCCTTGCCGATGGTGACCGCGTCGACCGGCCGGCCCTCCGAGCGCAGGGCGGCCGCGGCACGGAAGACCGCCACCTTGTCGCCGTCGAAGTCGCTCTCGCGCAGGCGTCCGACGACGTAGTCGCAGGCCGCCTCGTTGGTGAGGGCGGCGATGAGGGCGGCTTCTTCGGCCGCGGCGTCGTGGAGTGCGTCGCTCACGGCGTGTGGCGCCCTCTGGCCGCCTGCTCCTTGCGCGCGATCTCTGCGCAGCGGCGGCACTCGTCCTCGCGTCGGCCGGACGCGAGGGCCGACGCGGCGAGCAGGCCGATCGCGCCGCCGGCGATGAGCCCGGCCACGAGGGCGAGGACGGTCATGACGCCACCGCCTTGCGCCGGCGGTAGCTGGCCTTGTCCGTCTGCGATCGGCAGGCGCGGCATTGGCTGACCATGCCGCTGCCCCTCCAGTGGTCGGGGGCGAAGAAGTCGGTGCAGGCGGGCAGCTCCTTGCCGCAGAGGCTGCAACGCTTCTTGCCGAAGAGCAGGTAGTCGGTAGTGGTGGGGGCGATCATCCGCCGCCCCCTCAGAAGGGCACGTCGTCGTCGCCGAAGTCCTTGGCGGAGACGGCGGCGGGCTTGGCCTCCTGGCGCGGCGCGGCGTCCTCGCCGGTGCGCGGGCCGAAGATGACGCTCTTGGCCACGACGATCGGGGTGACGCGCACCTCGCCCTCGTCGGTCGTCCAGTGGCGCGGCTTGGCCATGCGCCCGTCGACGATGACGAACGAACCGGAGTCGAGGTACTTCTCGATCGCGTCGACGATGGCGCCGTAGACCTTGACGTCGGTCCACATGGCCTCGTCCGTCCACTCCCCGTCCACCTTGGCCGGGTTGTTCACGGCGAGCGCGAGGATGGCGCTGCGGCTGCCGTCGTCGTTGTCGAAGACCTTCGGTGCGCGGCCGAGGTAGCCGGAGATGCAGACGCTGTTCAGGCTCTTGCTCATGCGGTGTCCTTTCGGGGCGCCTCGGGCGCCGAAGCGTGTCTGTCGTCGCCGATGACGAGGCCGCCGGGGCAGCTGCGCACGGCGTGCAGCCACTCCGCGGCCTGGGCGCGGGAGATCTCGCGGCCCGCGTCCTGGTCGGCGAAGTAGGGGAGGAGCAGATAGCCGCGGGCCGTCCGGCGCAGCTCGTAGATCGGGGCGTCGGGCCGCGGGCGCGTGAGGATCGCGGTCATTGTGACCACGCCCAGCACCACTCACCGGGGGAGACCGGGCGCCCCTTGAGGCGCCGGCAGGTGCCGATGACCGAGCGGGCCCCGCAGCTCGCGCAGCGGCGTTCGTCGCTCGCCGGCACCGGAACCAGGAGCACGTAGCCGCCGCGGATGCCGCCCCTGCTCAGGATGTGCAGCCCGAAGGCGCCCGAGCGCAGCCGCGCGGCGGCATTGCTCACGGCCTGCGGGCAGACCTGGAAGCCGACCACGTCGCAGACCTCGCGGTGGCTGATCATCCGGTTCGGGTAGGTGGTCAGCAGGTAGCGCAGGGCCCGGCTCGCGTGCTCGGCCCCCTTGACCGCGTCGTAACCGGCCGGGGCGGTGATGATGCTGCTCATGACGCAACCATGCACTCGAGCAGCGTAGGAGGAGCGAGGAAGGCGAGCTCGACCTCCAGCAGGCTGCGCTGGCAGGGCGAGCAGTAGCGGTCCTCCCGGTGGTCGCGCGCCAAGCGCACGCCGCAGCTCTCGCAGTGGGCCGGCGTGGCCGGTTCCGGGGCGAGCTCGCGCGGGCGCGTCATGAGCACGTAGAGGCCGCCCCGGTGTGAACCGGGGGGCCTCATGTTGCTGAACCCGTAGCCGCGGCCCGTGAGGCGGGTCAGGGCGACCGTCACGTAGGTGCGCCCGGCCCTGCTCCCCTCGTCGTAACCGCAGGCGTAGAGCAGGTCGCTCATCGTCTGCGGCCCGCGCTCGAGCGCGTCGACGATCGCGCGCTGCTTGACCGTCAGGGGGCGCTGGCTCATGACCCACCATCACCATTGACGACCCGGAACGTCCCCCAGCCCACGCCCGCGCTCTTCTTCGAGTCCGGGCGACCCTCGCCGACCCCGACCTGCAGACCGGCTCGTGCGAGCAGGTTCGCGACGTCGACGAGACCGAGCATGTCTGCGTCGAACGTCACCCTCACCTGGGCCCGCCAGCCCTCGCGCCACATCGGTCGGACGCGGATGTCGACGACTCCGGTCTCGTTGCGCGCGTAGCCCTCATGCATCTCGGGCTCGCCAGCGGCGATACGCACGAGTGGCGTGCCGTCATCGGCGTCGAAGCCGTCAGGCTCGATGAACACAGCCAGCTTGGCCCGCGTCATCACAAACCCGGCCGCCCGGCAGGCGCTGATCATCGCGTTGCGGAAGGCCGGGGCCGGGATGCCGGCCCAGCCGTCCGTCGAGACGTGCATGGCGCCCCGGTAGTCGGCCTCGAAGTCGCGTGCCGCGCGGGTGTTCTTTCCGCGTGCCGTCGAGCCCGCGGCTTGCTTCTCCATCATCTTGAGACGTGCCTTCTGTGAGAACTTGTGCGACACGTACGGAGCGCTGCCCTCGATGGTGAAGGCGGCAGTCTGGAAGTTCGGTGCCGCGATTGTGATGGTGTCGTTGTTGCTCAAGGTGTTCTCCTGTGAGTGTGTGTATGCCGTGCCGTGCCTCGCCGCGCCTGCCATGCCTTGCCCCGCCGGGCCCTGCCCATCCTTGCCATGCCCAGCCGGGCCGAGCCTGCCGTGTCAAACGCCGACCGGCTCAAGCGCGGAACGTGCCTCCTCGACGGCTGCCCACACGACGGACAGCTCGTCGAGGTAGCGGAAACGGTGCGCAACCCCGTTGAGCAGGCGTAGCGCCTCGGCGACCGCGGCCGCGTGTAGTTCGTCGTCGTTCGCGATGTCGACGGTCGCCACGTAAGCTGAGCCGCCGCACTTCTCATGCACGACGTGCACGACCAACGGCTCAGTCTCGCCTGTCTCTGTGACGACACGCACGGAGCGCGAGAGATGGCGCGCCTGTTCCAGCCGGTACTGCTCGGCCGCAGCCCCGTCGTCCCACTCGAATACGGGATGCAAGGGGTGGCTCTCACGCCGGGCGGCGTTCAGTACGCGTTCGGCGGTCAGTGGCCCGGTCTTCAGTAGCCGGGCAAGTGCCCGTCCCGCGGTGTCGGCGTCGACTCCTCTGACCTTGGAGCTGGGGGCGAATTGGTATGCAGTGACCACGCTCATGCCGCCCTCCCACCCGGCGCCTCGACGCCGGTCGAGACGTCGGTGATCCACCGCTGCAGGTAGTCGATGACGCGCGTCGCCGCCGTCTTGGTCAGCTCGGTGCGGCTGGCGACCTTCTCCTTCTCGAACATGTAGAGGCGCCACTCGTCGCGGCCGACGCCGAGGCGCTCGAGCTCGGCGCACTGCGCGCCGAGGCGGGTGAGCTGGGCGGCGGTGACGGTGCCCTTCTTGCGCGGCTTGTCGTCCTCCGGCACAGCCGCCTTCTTGCCGTTGCCGGCCGTCTGGTCGAGGAACGCCCTGTCGGCCTCATCGAGGTCGTCGTCCCCTTCAGGGGCCTCTTGACCCTCACCAGTGGCCAAAGCGCCGCCAGGGGCCCTCCCTGCGTCTCCTGCGGCCTCCTCGAAGTCTTGCGCGCGCACGGGCGCGTCCGCGCGGGGCTTGACGCCCTCCGGGTCGGCGAATCCGCCGATGATCTCGAGCAGACCGTCGAACTCGCTTGAGGGGATGCTCGTTAGGTGCTCGCCGTCGCCTATGCCCTTGCCGGCGAGGACGGAGAGGAACCACTTGCTCTCGCGTCCCTTCGCGAGGAGGCGCTCGTGCAGGTCGCGCGCCTGCGTCTTGGTGATGTGCCCGTTGCCCTGCGGCTCTTCCGCGCGGTCCTCCTGCTCGTCGCGCATGACCTGGCGGACCGGCCGTGGCGGCTCGGGTGAGGCGCCGGCGAGCCATGCGGCCAGCTCCTTGCCCGTCTTCTCGCTGGGCACCTCGAGGCGGTCGTCGAAGAGGCCGGTGCGGTCCTTCGACGCGCTGGCGATGTGTTCGCGCGAGAGGTCGAGCACGAGGGTGAACTCGTACTCAGCGTCCTTGCGCTGCTCGGGCGCCAGCCCGACCTTCTTCGGCACCTTCTTGCCGCGGTCGTTCTCCTCGATCACGTACTCGACCTTGGAGCGCATCGTGGCGATGACGTGGCACTTGCTCGCCAGCATCGCGTCGAAGAGCTTCTTCTGCAGCGGCGTGCCCTCTTTCCAGGCGGCGAAGCTGTTGCCGCTCGACTTCGCCTTGGCGACGCTGTCGACGAAGTCGAGGATGCCGCCCTCGCCGCTCCAGGCGTGGGTCAGCGAGTCGATGACGATGACCTCGAAGCCTTCCTCCTCGGCGGCGCCGATCGCCTTGATGTAGCGGGCGACGGAGTAGGGCGGCTCGAAGTCGAGCACGGCGTAGGGGCCGAGGTCGGCATACAGGCTGCCGCTGCCGCGCTCCGTGTCGATGAGGGCGACCTTGGAGAGGTCGCCGCCGGTGAGGCCCTTGGCGATGAGCAGGGCGGAGTAGGTCTTGCCGCTGCCGCTCGGGCCGTCGATCGCCAGGCGCAGCTTCGCCTGGGTGCGTTGTGCTGTCTGGAACAGGGTCATGCTTTCCCCTTCATTTCGCGTACCACCGCGCGTTCGGCGTCGAGGCCGGCGCGGTGAGCTTCATCGTCCGTCTTGCCGTCGGCCAGAGCCGCGCGCAGGGCGGCGGCGTAGGCGTCCTGGCGGCGACGGCAGGTCAGCGCGGCTTCCTCGAGGGCGAGCGCCAGCTCGTGGTCGCGGTAGGTGGGACGCGCTGGCGGGTGGGCGGCGACGGCGGCGATGCCGGCGCCGAGTGATCCGGCGTCGCGGAGCGCGTCGAGGTACTCGTCCTCGGTGCGTGCCGCGCGGGCCGCATGGCGCACGTCGCCCGCGGCCTGCTCTTCATCCCACTGCTGCCACTCCGACCAGGCATCGGGCTCACGCATGGTGACCACCCCGGTCCGGCCGGATCCCGGCCAGCGCGGCGACGTCGTCCATGGTGAGGTTCGTGATGTCGACCCTGGACGGGCAGCAGGCCGCGCTCATCGGCTCGCCCTCGTCGCGCATCTCGACGGCGATGAGGCAGTCGGGTGCGGTGAAGGGGCCGATGCAGAACTCGCAGGCCAGGCAGTGCAGCTCGGAGCCCGGCGTGAATGTCGAGATGCCGGTCATGACGCTGCCGCCAGGGCGAGCAGCGCGATCGCCGCGCACAGGCCGATGAGGCCGGCGGTGAGGATGACGATCGTCCATCCGAGGGTGTTCATCGCCGGCCGCCTTCCCGCGCCAGGTAGAGCACGCCGAAGATGAGCACGGCGAGCAGGCCGGCGACGAAGAGTTCGGGAGGCGTGTGGTCAGCGATGATGCCGCAGATCACGACCAGCGCGCTGATGACGAGGGGGAAGGCAGCGGCCGCGAGAATGTCACGAACCGTGCGTGAGAACGGACGACTTGCCGTTGCATTGGTGTTACAATGCGCGGCGCCCTCGTCTTCTGTAGCGGTTGACTGTGGGCTGGTGGATGCGCCCCTCTCTGCCAAGGGAATGGGGCGCTCCGCCGTTAAGCGGAACATCTGGTCTCCTTATGTCGCGTTCACCCCTGCCGGTCCTTCCTTGGCGTCACCTCCTAGAAGTCCACTACTCCTGTTGACGGAACAGACCCTACACGGATGGTATAGAGATGTCAAGCGCCAGACTCAATAACTCTGCGAACGGCTTTCGCCGTGACGAGGCGGTCTCCTTTGCCAGGGCCGGCCGCCGTCCAGCGCCAGCCCTTGCCCTCGGGGCCGAAGTAGCCGTGTTCGATCCAGCGGATGATGGTGCGACGGTCTACCTCGAAGAGGACGGCGAGCTCGCCTGTCCTGTAGGGCTTCCTGCGCGTATTGTCAAATGTCGGACTCACTCACCCTCCCGCAAGGCCGCGGCTCGGCGGCCCGCACACTCTACCATCTCATCGTCACGGAAGCCGTTGAAATTGAATCGACTGCGGTGACGTTGAGGCCCCGGACGCAGCGTTGGCGCCCGGGGCCTGGTCGGGGGGTCCTCAGAGCAGGGTATCGGGCCAGATGTACTTCTTGAGCCCGTACAGCACCGCGCCAAGGCCGAGGGCGAGCGCGGCGTTGGTAACGCCGACGCTCTCGAGTGCGCCGGGTTCGAGCAGGTAGGCGACGAGGCCGCCGATCAGCGGGAACACGACGGCCCAGAAGGCGCGGATGATGGCGGCGGTCAGTCTGCCGGTGTCCATTGTTGATTCACCCCCCTTGCATCTTGAGCAGTTCCGAGCGGACGAACGAGCCGAGCACCTGGTAGGGGCGGCCGCGACCGGGGCTGGCCGAGCGCACCGGCCAGGTGCCACGCTGACACCGCTTGGTCGCTGTGGCGCGCGAGATCCCCAGCATGTCGGCTGCCTCAGCCGCCGTGTACCAGCGGCGCCTGGCTTGTTGGTGCTCGTCCATGCCGCGAACGTAGCAAGCAGGGCTGTAGGAGGATGCTCAACCGTCGAGCCAGCGGTAGACGGCGATGACGACGACGCACCAGAGGACGACGA